CAGAAAGTAAAGAATTTTTAAAAAAACATAATCCTCAGCCTACAAAACAACATGAAAAAAAAATGGTGAATAAACAAGCTAAAGTTCAGGCAAAACTTAATGTTTTTGAATCTCCAAAACATGAAAAAATTAGAAAAACAAAGAAAAAATAATGCCGCTGATTCCACCTAATCCAATAAATGCAAATACTTATTTGCCACCTGCAACGGTAATTCCTGGAGACTTGCTAATAACTGCAATATCTCAGTCTTATCCGATGGAGGTAACATTTATAGATTCTACGGTAAATACATACATTGTAGGGCAAAATGTAAGATTGGTTATCCCAAATGTCTATGGTATGCAGCAAGCAAATGGTTTGACAGGGACGATAATAGCAATAGATGACGTTAGTTTTATTTTTAGCCTAGATATTGATTCCACGAACTTTGACCCTTTTTGGTATCCAGGAACCTATGTTTTTAGCGATGTGCCAAAGGTTGTAAAGTTTAATCAAGGCTCTATTTATATGATTAATCTGGTAGGTTTGCCAAATACTGCAAGTGTTATACCAGGCACTTTAAGCGTTGGACTAAAAGGCAATTTCTACACCGATCCGGCTTTAGACGGCGTATTGGTTGGATCTGCCGGAGGATCAGGAACAATAGATTACTCGAATGGATATATACAGGTAAGCCCATTCAATCCAGGTCTTAGCAACGGAACTATTTTTGCATTCGACTACGAGATAGACTTTGGTAATAAAATTCAGCCAGCATCAATGTGCCCTTCTGGCTCAAGAAATCTTCAATATAGCAACCAATCGGGCCAAGTTGCATTTCAAAACCTAGAAAATAGAGGTAACTAACATGACTTTATTATTAGTAACAGAATCAGGTGAACAACATGGGTTACTCAACCAACTGCCTAATAGCATCCCAGATACTGGATTTAAGCACATGGATCCAGAAACACGATCAAAAGCTGAAAAGCTAAAAAAAGAGGACTCTAAGATGGTTAAGGCTCGCTATATCAACCATCGAGGGATGCACGAAAGACTATCTAAACCCTATATGAAATATGCTGGCGACATGATCAAAATGTATCATTTGATACCAGGTCATACCTATGAGTTGCCTCTTGGTTTCGTTAAAGAAATCAACGAAGCGAGGGGACTTGAGCAAAGAGCTGATCAAGTAGTCGATGACAGAGTGAGAGCGAAAGACGGCAATCCCCTCAAAATTCATGAACTTGTGCCATTAAGCTTCTAATATAAGGTATTTATGACTTTAGCTCAGCCTGATTCAACTTTAAATGCGATAAGACAGAAGATTAGACGCTTAACAGCTTCGCCTTCTGAGCAAACCTTGACGACCTACACAATTGATCAAGCGATCAATACGTTTTACTCTCAGGATTTCCCTTACGCAATAAAGTTGGATCAGATGAGGAGCGTTTATAATTTCTTCACCATTCCTAACGTTGATACATATTCTCTAAACGTTAACTACAATCAAGGGATAAGAGCACCTGTTTACTTCGAAGGTATAAGCGGAATGTTCTTTAAGGACAGAGAGCAATTCTTCAATATGTGGCCTAGATGGCCAACTCAAAGCACTCCTTTTTCTGGTGATGGAGTGACCCAAGCATTCTCTTTTACAGTCGCAAATACTCCAATATTGCCTGGTAGCTTTGTTTTAGGTGGAACTGACACAAACGGTAATCCTATTATTGTATCAGATGATAATACCAATAATGGAAATGGTTCCACTCCACAAACTGGTTTCTTGTATGTTCAAAGGGCAAATGGAATTGTTCCTCAGCCAAATTTCGATAATCCTTCTCCACCACCTCAATTTAATGTTCCTCCTTTGCCAGGAATGATAAATAACAATTTATCAGGAAATATTCTTTTTGGAGTTGAAGGAAATGCTTATAAATTATATCCAGGTGACAGAATTCAGGTGCAAGTAGGATCAATTAATTATGTGACTGGAGATGTAGTAATTGATTTCACTCCTGCAAATGTAATCCCAGCAGCAGTAAGTTTTAATCTATGGGTATCACAATACACAGCAGGAAGGCCATACACTTTGCTTTTCTGGAATAACCAATTTACAGTTCGACCTGTTCCCGATAAGGTTTATAAGGTTGAAGTAGAAACATATTTGACTCCTGTTCAGTTTCTTGAAAGCAATGATAATCCTATCATTAATCAATGGTGGCAATATATAGCCTATGGGGCTTCAATGGAGATACAACGCGAACGTAATGACTTTGAAGGTGTCGAAGGTTTAAGAGAAGGATTTATGAGGCAGGAAAGCCTTGTTTTAGAGAGACAAGGAGTCGAAGAAATAGGGCAAAGGAATACAACAATATTCTCCTCAAGTATGCCTCAGCAGGGTTGGAATCAAGGTTTCGGATGGCCTTATTAATGTAAATCCGCTTTACATTTAAAAAAATGGAAAAATAATGGTTGGTTACTCTCCAATTTATATCAAAGGTATGGAAACAGGTCTGGTGCAAGATAGACAAGAATTCATCTTGCCTAACGACGCCTATCCTGTGCTTCAGAATGCCTATATTTTTAGAGAGAGAATCCAGAGAAAAAAAGGTGTTCAATTCGTAGGAAGGCTTCAAAGGGATTTAACTATTGCAGCTTTTGCAAGCTTTAATCTTTTAACAGGATTAGAATCAACTGCGACTTTAGTGCCAGGCAGCATTAATATTACTGGTTCTTTAGGATCTCTATGGACAGATCCATTAATGGATGGAACACTAAGCCGAGACGGAGTACCAGGCATTGGAACTGTTAATTATGTAACTGGTGTTATTTCAGGCCCAAATCTTAATTTGTCAGGGACTTTTTCATATTACCCTGGATTGCCTGTAATGGGTATTTTATCAAGAGAGCTAAATTCAGAAAATAATGAGCAGACGGTATTTTTCGATACCGTATACGCCTATATATATAATAATGCTACAGAGATGTTTCAAGAGTTTATTCCTGGCTTTACATGGTCGGGAACAGACTATAATTTCTTTTGGGGAACGAATTACTGGGTAACTGCTTCACCTCCTGCAGATCCAGCAGGAAACAATTCCAAAGTGTTCTGGGTAACGAATTATAGTACAACTGATCCAATTCGATATTCGGCTTTTGAACAAGATCCGACTGTTTGGATTGATTTTGCACCAACTATTAACGCAGCAGGTGATAAATTAAATCAATGCTTAGCCATACTCCCATTTAGAGGACGATTGTTAGCATTTAGAACGAAAGAGGGGACAAACCTAGCTAGTTCAGTTGAATATTTCCAAAGAATTCGTTGGGCAGCAATTGGAAATCCGATTTCAGATGTCAGCACATTGTTTCCAGCTGGTGCAATTAGTGCAGAAGCTTGGAAAGACGATATTCGGGGTAAGGGAGGTTTCTTGGATATACCAACCTCTCAAGCAATAATCGCTGTTGGTTTCGTAAGAGACAATCTAGTTATTTACTGCGAAAGAAGCACTTGGCAATTAAGATATACCGGTCGATCAATTGCCCCTTTCCAAGTTGAAAAGGTAAATGCTGAGCTTGGAACAGAGAGCACATTTAGCGCAGTCCAATTTGACACATCATTAGTCGGAATAGGCGACAAAGGTATCGTTCAGTGCGATTCATTTAAGAGCGAAAGAATTGATATCAAAATACCAAATCTTGTTTTTGATTTTCAGAATATTGAGAATGGAAGTAAAAGGGTTCAAGGAATCAGGGACTTTCAGAAAAAATTAGCCTACTGGACTTATTTAGCTCTCTATGACGGTAATGTAACCGATTCAGGAGATCCAACCATAAATTATCCTAATCGACGTTTAGTCTACAATTATGAAAATGATTCATGGGCAATCTTTCAGGATTCGTTTACCGCTTTGGGTAACCTTCAATTCACTAGTGCTTATACTTGGGCTACAGCAACTTTTTCATGGGAGTCTGCTAATTTTCCTTGGATTGGTAAACCAGCTCTATTTCCTTACATTGCTGCAGGAAATCAGCAAGGCTTTGTTTTTGTTCTAGATCAATTTACAGCCAATGAAAAAAGCCTATACATCGAAAATATTATTGGAAATGACCCAAATGTTACGGTTTTGAATATCCCTAGCCATAATCTAGAAGAAAACCAAGTTATTCAGATAGTTGGAATACCTGGCACTGATCCATTTTTTGATATCAATGATTTAATTTTTGGCGTTGTCGTCGTTGATCAAGATAATATTCAAATTTGGGAATATAACTCTGCAGATGGATTATTTACATTGCCTCAAATACATGCAGCAGGCACATTTATAGGAATAGGAAATATAATTATCAGAGATGGTTTTTCAGTACAAAGCAAGAAATTCAATTTCCTTGATGATGGTCAGAATATTCAACTTGGATATGTAGATGTCCTTATGAATAATACTGAATCAGGTGCTATCACGATGAATGTTTACGCTGACTATAACACGTCAGATAATTTAAATACGTTGCCTTATAACGAAGATGAGAAAACTGGTTTAGCCGATCCTTTCTTTAATTCAACGATACCGACAAATGTTACAATCCAACGAGGATCTACAAAGAATTGGCAAAGAGTATATTGCTCAACGAGAGCAGCTTTTTTAACGCTTGAATATACGCTTTCAAATGCTCAGTTAGTAGGACAAGAACAACAATCAGACGTTCAAATAGATGCTCAGATTATGTGGGTAAGAAAGGCTGGAAAACAATTACCAATAGGAGTTTAAATGGCATATTTAATCAATAAACCTGCTGCCTCAGATCTGCTTTCAACTTCTCAGGGAGTAATTAAAGACAATTTTAATTTTGCAGATGCTTATTTTGGAGTAGACCATTTTCCTTTTACTGATACTAATTCACAAAATGGTGCTCATAAGCAGGCTCAATTTAGCGAAACAGTTTTGGGCGTTATTCCTGCAGGATTGAAGGGTTTGGGGTATGAAACTCTGTATGCATCTACTACAACAAATGGCGGACAATTATTCTATGTGCAGGGAAATAACGCTACCGGTGTTCAACTTACAGGCCCATTTACTCCCACAAATACATCAGCCACTAATGGATATACATTTTTAGCTGGTGGAATTGTCTTACAATGGGGTCAAGTTTCCGCTGGAACTGCTACTCATATTTCTAATTCAACAAATTTTAATATAGCTTTTCCTACTGCTTCATTTGTTGTAATAACAACACCTATTGTTAATGCAAGCGGAGCGATGGGGCAAGGTACAATTTCCGTTTTTTCATCTACTACAACTTTGTTTAATTGGGTATTTAATAAAGACACGGGTACTAATTATCAAAAATTTAATTGGCTAGCCATAGGGAATTAATGAACTCATCACAAATATTTGAAAGCTATGTTCCAGTTTACGATGCAGTCCCAGAGGATTGGGAATCAGCTCGCCAATTTCTTGTCGAGCACTTGAAAAAGATTAGTAACGCTGTTAACGCACGTGAGATAAGTTTTTTCCTTGATGAAGAACTTTTGAGCGGCAAACAGTTCATTCCTTCAGCTAATAATACTACAGGAGAACAGCAGTAATTCCTGGAATAGAATAAGCTTGTGCGGCAGCTTCCAATGGACTCAAATTCTGAGCATTCTTAGCAAAATTCTGCAAACCTTGCGAAAGCCTATATTGATTCACTTCCTTCGGAA